GCACGGACACCCAAGCCCTGAAGTGGCCCCGCGATAACTACACGGTGGACGGCGTTGATCTCGCCTGCACCGTGATCCCCGACGGCATCAAAACCGCCACCTACGAGCTGGCACGCGCCTTCGCCAACGACACCGACGCCATCACCGGCAGCACTGGCACCACCGGCATCTACGACCAAGTGGAACTGGGCGAACTGAAGGTCAAATACAACAAATCCAGCCAAACCAGCGGCGTCATCAACAACGTCTTCGACGTCTACCCCTGGCTCCAGACCTACCTAGGCCCGTATTGCATGGGCGGCGCCGCCAACTATGCCGTCCGCCTCTTCCGAGGGTGACATGGGCCTAATCGACGACACTTTTGCCCCAATCCCCACTTCAGTCCTAGCGGACTGGGGCCAAAACATCACGTACATCAAAACCACCACACCCCGCACTTACGACCCCACCACCGGCAACGTCACTGGCTCTGACACCAACGTCACAGTCAAAGCCGTCATCACCCGTCTCACTCCCCGCGAAGCCGAGGGCCTGTACCAAACAACAGACGTCAAAGTCATCATCGGCACCAGCGAATTGGGAACGTACTACCCGACTGAAGCCGATCGCATCCAGTACACCCAGGCCGGAGTTACCCGCGAGGCCAAAATCATCTCAATAACCAGTTATCGCGGCGATAACCCGGTTATGCACGTCCTAATTGCGAGGCCGCAATAATGGCAAGCCCGCTAGGTCAGTTCAATAGAGATATGCGTCGTAAGGTGCAAAGTGCCGCACGCCATGCTGCAGCGGAGATTATGAATGACCTTGCCCAAGAAGGTCCTTTGTGGAGTGGCGAATTTGCGAACAGCTGGGTGGCTGACGCCCCCGGAGTAGGAAGGGGCCCCCAGGGAAGTTACCCCTACACAATACGCGACACACCTCAGTTACCTGACACGGTTGCCGCAACAAATAGAAACCCCAAACTTGTAATTACAAACACCACTGATTACGCCATGCAAGCTATGGATTTAGAAGAGGGATATTTTATTGACCCTGGGACTGAGCCGCAAGGTCCGGTTGTACTCGAAGGCCGTCGCTACGGACGTATGCGTACTGACATCGGTCCTACAGAAGGTGAACCTACTTCCCGAGCTACGGCTCCGCAAGATTGGTTTGTTACCTATACCAACGGGGGCGGGATGCAAAAAAGCCTCGAAAACGGCGTCAGAATTGCCTTTGCACGGACTAACTAATGAACTACCAAGCCATCCGCGCCGCCGTTGAAAACCCGCTACTTACAGCCTTTGGCGCGTTGGTTCCACCGGTCCCGGTCTATTTTGACAACATCACCGCCGTCCCACCCAACACAACCACCGAATACATCCGCGTCAACGTCACCTTCGGCATCACCAACGAACCCACGCTGACTTCCAGCGTCGATAACGCCCGTGGAGCGATAATCATTCGCATTTTCACCGAAAAGGGCCGTGGCCCCGCCCGCAACCAAACCCTGCTAACTACAGCAGTCAACGCCCTTGAAACGTTAAACAATACGGCCAAAACAACTAGCGGCGTTTTTTTCCGCGTTGGTGAAATAAACGGCCCAACGTTCTCCGCCGCAGAGGCTGCACCGCATTTTGTGGGTCGAATTGACACCTCCTTCGTTGCAACTGTCCTGTCTTAGATAATGTTTAGGACAGGCGCTAACCTGTAATAAGCCGGGCAGTGCCCGCCCAGAAACCCCCGCCTTTTGGTACGCCCCTATGGCCACCACCGTTCTGTCCGGCACGTCCGGCGCTCTCTACTACAAGCCCGCTGGCACCACCGGAACTTTCGGTGAGTCCGGCGTCGCTATCGCCACCGACATCATCACGGTGCAGCCCTACCTGAACTTCAAAGTCGGCGATCCCGTCAAGTTCAGCGTGGTGAACAGCCAAACCGGCGGTTCCGGCACCGGCACCCTGCCTGCTCCTATTTCTTCGGCCACCACCTACTACGTGCTTAGTTACACCGCTGCTACCGGTGAACTGACTGTCTCCACCAGCGCCGGTGGCACCATCCTCGCCATCACCGACGACGGCACCGCCGTTACCCCCAACGAGTTCCAAGTCGCCTACGCCGACTTCGCCGTTGTGGGCCAAGTCCGCGACTGGAGCTTCGAGATCAGCCGCGCTGAAATCGACGTCACCACCATCGGCCAAACCCCTGGTCAGTACGTGCCCTTCCGCACCTACATCAGCGGCTTCGGCGACGGCACCGGCACCGCCACGGTCTACATGACCAACGAGGACGCCGCCCTGTCCAACCGCATGATCCAGGACGTGCTGCAGCGCCAGCAAGACGGCGCCGCCTTCAAGCTGTACACCGACCGGGTGTTCAGCGGCGGCAGCCTGAGCGAGACCCTCAGCCGCTCGATCAGCTTCGACGCTGTGCTGACCTCCGCCAGCCTGAACATCAACCCCGACGACGCCCAATCGGTGACCGTCAACTTCCGCCCGGCTGGCACCCCCACCTTCGACTTCTCCCAGTCCTGATCCAACTCAAAATCAGCACTCGGCCCCAGGCAACTGGGGCTTTTTGCTGTCTAGTCCGCTACATTAGAACGATAAACAAGCACTTTGTATGCCTGTTCCCGTCCGCGCCATTGACCGCCTCCGCAAGGCCGCCAACCTGGAGCCCGCCAAAAAGACCGTCACCCTCAGCGACGGCAGCGACTTTGAGATGTGGGTAACTCCGCTGACCATGGCCGAGCGCGAACGCGCCCAAAAACAAGCCAAGTCCGACGACGCCAACGCCTTCGCCCTCCAGCTGCTCATCACCAAAGCCCTGGACGACACTGGCGCCAAGATTTTCAGCCCCGGCGAAATCGACGTTTTGAAGAACGAAGTCAAGGACAAGGACCTGCAGGCTCTGATGCTGGCGATCCTGACCGACGGCGAGGAGCCGATCGACCCAAAATCCTGAGTGCCGAGCTTCGGAAAGACACCTGGCTCATGCTCCAATTCGGAGTCGCCAAAGAACTAGGCAAGACCCTTTCCGAAATCAGCACCACGATGACCGCCGAGGAATTGCTCGGCTGGAGCGCCTACTTCCAGATCCTGAACGAGGACCAGCAAAAGGAACTCGACAAGGCCAAACGCCGCCACTAACCCCGGCGGCTTTTTACGGCGTAAAATGAAGCATCGGGGGCTATCGGCGCGTGGCTGTCTACAACGCAAGAATTGACGTTACCGTAAGTGGCCAAAACCGCCTCGACTACGTTTTAGCATCGGTAGAAAAACTAAACAGCATTGTATCTAAGCTAAAACCTATAAACCTTCTTGCTCCGGGTGCAGGCGAAGGCGGCGATAAAATACGTCAAGCTAAAAAACAGCTAGATGATTTTGCACGCGCACTGGTAAATTTTGAGCCCCAAGGAATACAAAAAAGAGCCCGAGAATTATCTAATACTTTGGCCGGTTCCGCTGCACAAGCGGATGCACTGGGAGTAGCTCTAGCAAACGCAGGGCTTAAAAGCGGCGGATTTAAGCAGCAGGCCGCCGAAGTTCGTAATTACGCCCTGGCTCTAGATACGGCTGCACAAAATGCTGACCGCCTCAACGCAATTAATCGCAGCGTTCAACGAGGTGCGCGTCTTGAGAATATCGCAGCTCGCTTTGGCACTACACCGGAAGCAGTTGAGCAGCGCATAAATAACATACGCGACATACGGTATAGAAAGCAAAAAGAAGCCGAAGCTGATGAATATATGCAGCAAAAGCGGGCAGAAGATTTTGAACTACGACTAAATAAAATTATGGAAAAAAGACAGCAAGCTAAACAGGCTCGCACAACAGCGGAAAACGTTGCGTTGGGCGCAGGTTTTCCACTTCTTTTTGGAGGCGGCCCCGGATCAGTTATCGGTGGCGCTCTTGGAGGCTTGATCCCAGGAAATCCGATGCTGTCTGTTGTTACCAGCGCCATAGGCGATCAACTAGACGCAGCAATCGTAAAAGTTCAAACTATTGGAAATTCTATAAAAACACTAAACTTTAATGCGCTAACAGAGTCGGGCATTAAATTAAACAGCGAAATACTTACGCAGTTAAACTTACTTATGCAAGTAGGTGATGCTCTAGCGGTACAAAAAATATTAAGTCAAGAAATTGCACGCGAAACAGGTACTTTACCAGGGGTTACAGAAGACGTAACAGGTAGCGTCAACTTAGTTCAAGATGCCTGGCGCAAGTTTCTTAACAGTGTAAGTACAACATTAGGTATACTTTCTGCGCCGTTTGCAGCAGCTTTAGCCGGAATACTAGAAGCTGTAACCGCTATTTTTAAAGTGTTTAACGGTTTATTTAGTCTCATTGGCACAGGCATAAAAACAGCTGCCGAATTTGTTATCGAACTGGTAGCAGGTAAGGACGCCGCGGAAAACATAAGGAATAACATTGACAAAACGAGTGCCAGTCTTGCTGAAGCTACGGCTAAAGCAGAGGAGTTTAGAAATACTCTAAACCAAACAAATGTACGTTTATCTATAGATTTGCAAGCAGCTAGACAACTTACTCCGGGTTTAACAAGTGAAGATAAGATTAAAAATATTCAGACAGAAACACAGAGAGAATTAAATATACTGTATCAGGATGAAGCAGAAACCAGAGTAAAAATCAGACAAGAAAACGTTAAAGCTAGCGCAGAAGCGGTAAAAGGTTTGCTGCTTCAGAATGACGCTATTTATAGAAAAAAACGTGAGTTAGTAGAAATAAATAGTAGTAGGGAGATTGAAACAGTGTTACAGCGCGACCAACTCGAAAGAGAGCGCAAAACTACTCAAGAACTAGAAAAACAACGTAAAGAATTAGAGCGCGTAGCAAAATTAAGAAAGCAGCAACTAGATAGAGCACAGAAAAACTATGTTTTAGCCGAGGCACAAGTAGGAATTGTGTCTGCTACAGACGATATTTCCCGTAAGCAAGCAGAGTACGATAAAACTCGTGCAGAGCGTATGTATACGTTTTCAGAGTTACTGGGTAAAGGTCTTAGCGAGCAAGAAAAACAGTTTCTTGTTGAAACACAGTTTTTAGTTGCTCTTGCCGCTGAAATACAGCTAAAACAGGATATAGCTGACATAAATAAAAAACAAACAGCAGATTTATACAGTCAGCTGGGAGTATCAGAGTTACTAACACTAAATTTTGAGCGTATGGCGTCTTTTGCGGGCGCTGGTAAACCGGCGCTTCCATTTAATCCAAATATGAATCTTGTACCATCCATAACGGGGGGCGAATTAGGCGCAGAAGCCGAACGAGCCCGCTTGGAACTCGAAAAACTTATTGCTCCGGCTCAACAGGTAGCCAGCGCAGCCGAGGGCATCGGTTCCGCCTTTGCTAACTCCTTCAAAGGAGTTGTGTCTGGCGCCATGACTGCCCAAGAAGCCCTCGCCAGCTTCTTCCAAAGCGTTGCCGACCGCTTCCTTGACATGGCGGCCCAGATCATCGCCAAGTGGATCGAAATGACGATCCTTAACACCGTCCTCAGCCTTTTCCCCGGCGGCACAATGTTTAAAGGCGCCGGCCCTGTATCTGGTACAGCAGCATTTAGCGGTGCTGGCATGGGAGCCAAAGGCTTTTTACTGCCCCAGATACTTCCGGGTCGCGCAGCTGGCGGCCCTGTATCTGCTGGCTCGCCCTACATCGTCGGCGAAAAAGGCCCCGAGTTGTTCGTCCCAGGCCGCAGCGGTGGCATTGTGCCCAACAACCAGCTAGGCGGCGACACCACCAACGTGGTGGTCAACGTGGATGCCAGCGGGTCTAAAGTACAAGGAGACGAGCCAAAGGCCAACGAACTAGCTCGTGCAGTGTCTGCAGCCGTCCAAGCCGAACTCGTGAAACAAAAGCGTCCCGGAGGCTTGCTCGCCTAATGGCTTACTACTACGGCTACCAAGGCTCTGTAAAGTTCAACAGCACAGGCGGCGCTGCAGCCGACGTCGTGCAGGTAACCGAGTGGACAATGAACGTAGAAAAACAGATCTACGACATTACCCGAGTCAACGAAACCTACGTCAGACAAGTAGGCGGCATCATCTCCGGCTCTGGAACCATCAACCTGATCTACACCGGCGACAACGTATCTCTTATTGAGGCTGTCAACTCCGCATCCGACGTTGGTGCGGCTTTATTCGAGCTGTACATATCCGCAACAGACACGAAACGCATCGTGTTTAACGGTATAATCAACAGGGCTTCCTACGGTGCAAACCGCGACGACATCACCACAATGAGCTGTGATTTTGTAACCACTGGTGCAATCACGCTGGATCTCTGATGGCTACCTTCCCATCCATCTCTCCAACCTACGGGGCTCAAAAAACGAGCCAGCCAAAAGTGCGCCAAACACAGTTTGGCGACGGGTATTCCCAAAGAATCTCGTTCGGCCTCAACCAAAACCCTAAGCAATGGTCACTGACCTGGGAAGTCTCCGAAACTGATGCCGACACCATTGAAGCCTTCCTCGACGCCCGCGCCGCAGACGGCGTTAGCTTCGACTGGGCACCCCCAGATTCCGCCACTACCTACAAATGGATTTGTTACACCTGGAACAAGTCGATACCCTACCTAAATCGCGCCACCATCCAAGCCACCTTTACCCAGGTATTTGAGCCATGAGCACCATCGTTACCCGAATCGGCAAAGGCAGTGCGCTTACGCACGCGGAGGTGGACGCCAATTTCACGAACCTTGGCTACTCAATCCCTGATGGTGCGCTGCAAGTAGCAACACCCACAACCGGCACAACTGTGACGGTAAATGACAACGCTGCCGCGCTAATTCTCAAGCACACTGCCACCATCGCAACACTGACCATCGTTCTGCCAGCAAACCCGCTAAATGGCCAGATCGTTTGCATCGGAACGCGCTCAACGGTCACCACGCTGACGTTGAATGCAAACACCGGGCAAACACGCTACGGCAACCCGACAACGATTGCAGCAACAACCCCCGTCGCCTTCATCTATGAGGCGGCAACCCTCAGCTGGTACCGCGTCTGATGGCGCTCACCGATCTCTACGTCGACACCGGCTACTGGGGCTTCGACTATGCGGTCGGAGATATTCCAACTTTGCCGTTTACCGACCTGCAGGCGATTGCGCCATCAGCGGTAATAGAGCTATTTGAACTTCAGTTAAATGTTTCCCAACACGGTGTAAACGAGACGTACCGTTTTCATGCCGGCAGCAATCTCGACGCTAACGGGCAGCTGGTGTGGAATGGCGCCAGCTATCTTCGCTTTCCTATTGAAGCCGAAGGTTTTGAGTACACCGGCAAAGGCACGCTACCCCGCCCTCTAATCCGATGCAGCAACATTTTTGGCACGATTACAGCTTTA